GCAAAGAAAGCCCAAGCAGAAGCACGAGAGGGGGTTGCCAACGGGGCACCCCCTCCCGCCGCCCCTGCGCCGATGGTCCAAACCGTAGATGGACACGCAGTGACTGCACCAACGGGACTTATACCTCCGCCAGACGCAGCAAGTGTGGACCCTGAAAATCCGTATGCCCATCGCGCACGTGCAGTGCAGTCAGGGCCTCCAATGGGACCTGAAGGTGCCGTCTTGTCCCCAATGCCCCCTAATGCCATGGTCAAAGCAAGGGCACCCCAACCTCCACCACCCGGTGATCAACTGGAGTTCTCGTTTGTAGATCAGAAGATAGAAGGCATAGGATCTATCAGAGATATTATATCCCATTACGATCAACGATTCAATGACATGGACAAACAGCTTAGGCTGATAAACAATTTTATGGTGGACATACGAGCAAACATGCCCAAGAAACGCCAACAACGCAAAACACCCCAACCCAAGGCCAATAATGAAACTGAGTCAAATGCACGCGAAGGCGCGACTCCACCGACTGAATGAAACTGTCTTTAAAGACCACATTATAGACACTATCACGGAACTGCAGGAAAGGGTTTCATCACTCATATCCCAGGTCGATGATCTAACCAATGAAAATACCAACTTGAAAACTAAGCAAGATGCGTTATTATTTCAACATAACAACCACAAGAAAATGATTCAACGAAACGCGCACGCCATATCAAATAGTGGAAATCCACCACACCCAAGCCAACAGAAAAGGGGAAGTCGGTAATGATAATCAACCTAAACAAAAAACAGATCAACTCTCAATTCTTCAACCCGATCAGTAGGGTATCAGAAGAATGTAGCTTCGCTGTATCAGCCGATAACATATCAACATTGGTCACAGACAACACTGATTCTATTATTCTCTACGCTAAGATGAAAACCACCACGGGTTTAGAAGAAGACGAATCCGTCAATTTGAATTTCAAAGACCTAAAGAAAATGTCCAAAATCATTGATTGCATACCCGAAGATGATTTCGGACTGAAAGTAAATGATAACGCCAGTATCATCAGCTACAAATCACCCGCACTAGCATTTAAACTGCATTTGGTCGCAGATGAGGTTATCAAAAAATGTAGCGCCAGCATAACAAAAATATCAAGTTTGACATTCGACAGCGAGTTCAATCTGACAGGCTCTATAATCTCCGACATACTCAAGGGCAGTATATTCGCCGCAGACACGGATAAAATCTACTTCTACACGAAGGACGGCGCTGTATGCGCGGAATTAACAGACAAAGCGAAGCAACAAACAGACAGTATAACATTTAGCATAGCAGATTCATACGAAGGCGAGGACGTAACAGCCCCTCTTCCGTTTAATCTGGAAATCCTACGTCTCATAGCGGCAACAAAATTCGAAAACGCCACCGTGAAAATCAATGACACCTATAAGATACTATTATTTGAGATTCGTACTCCCGAGGTGCTGTTTAAATACATCATCCCAGGGTATACGAAGTAAACAACAAAAAGGAAAATAACATGGCAAACAAAATCACAACACTCGGGTATTTCAAAAAGCGTATGAGAGACTGTGGCTACATCGTAGATGATGTATTCAGGGGCTACTCAAAAACGGACCCCCGTGCCTGGTCGATCATCATCGATCCGGGTGGCGCAAGTGTATTATGCACGTGCTTCATGAATGCAAACATCGATAACATCAAAGAATCTGCGATAGGTGAATTCTATTTCGAATTGCATGATGGTGGGCAATACGTACCCAACCAATTGACATTCAAAACGAGTTCTATCGAAGTGTTGATGGAATGGCTGGTAAAGTTCAATATCAATGGCAAATCAACCCATTATAACAAGGGCAGTCGACCCGCCACTACTACTCAATAGTGTTTTAGTAGCTTCTTTCCATAAGTAGTTACATGAAGGGTAAAAACGAAGAAGATATGGATCCTATAGAAAAACCCGCGAAAAAGGAAGGGGCCCCTGCTAAAGGTGCGCCCCCGTCCGATACGAATAAAGTGCCATTATCTGATGACATAGAGGACGGGCAGATATCCGACGCAATATCAAATATGATAGAAGACGCAGTTCACAAGTATAGTGACTCCGTTAATAAACAATATAAAGATATGCGCGATGACTTCGATTGCCTGCAACCCATACTATCAGAGTTCCTAGATGACTATATGATCATAGGTCACACACTTGAAGGCCAACGCCTCGTACTCAGATATGCAGATTCGCCAATACAACTCGATGCTCTTACAGAGTTATCCAAAAAGGTATTGATTCGAATGATGGCCCAAGAGCAGGGTTAAGCAGGCACCCAGAAGCCGGGGCTTTTCATATTACCGGCAGGATTAGGCTGATTTAATGTCTGTTGGGAATTGCGCACCGCATCACAATCCTTTAATAGAGTCCAAGGCGGCGCTTTGAATCTATGGGTATGTGCCACAGGACCAAAACCAACTTCAGTCATATAGTATTGCTCTGGTGCTGTTGCGTGTAGATAAGACAACTCACCTTCGATGTGGGCACCGCCAACTACTTTGAGATTGTTGCGAACACCCAACTGCCCATCTATCAATACACCTTCCCGTACGCGCTTGCCGGGTTTCAGGTTGATGACGTCACCGCGGATCTCGACACGGCCCGTTACAGACTCATCACCAGACCCTATCAAAACTTCGTGCTTTCCTACCAGGTTCAATGATTCGGACGAGATGTTCATAATGGTTGCATACATATCCAAAGGACCTGTGGTCTTAATGCGTATACCATTGCTTCCGACGTTCAATGAGTATTTATTACCCACAGTGACATCCCAGTCGCCTCCAGGCACATCATCCACGTCTACATACTCGACAAGAGGCACGGCTGCCATAGAAACATAAGTCCCTGTCTTCCCTATCCAAACACCCTCATCGCGAATCTTGCCGACCGGATCTACCCTGTAGGATTCCATGTCATTGAATACAGACCCAATTACAGTTGCCCGGTTGCCCGTGAGTGATTCTAAATCATCCCCACCGTTGCCGAGTTGTGCTTCCAGACCAAGGTCGATTATGCGCTTCTGGTTATTGCGAATGATCTCCACAATCTTCCACTTGCCTATGTCCTTCGATTCACATTCCTTCTTGGAGTCATCCCATTCGTTATATTTGAAATTCTGCTCCAGCCATTTGACATCATCAAGTTCCCATAAGCCGTCTTGTGAAGAAGGACTATCACCTGAACCGTCACATGTAATACATGGCAAGTCGAATTTCATTCCTTCGCCGGCACATACAGGACACTTTTCAGGTTCCCCCACTTTTTTCTGGAGAGGAGATGTGTATGGGTTCTTTGCGTCCGCGCGCATAGACTCAAAGAGTCTTTTATACTGATGTGTGTCTTTCAGTATATTCAATACATCACGGGCATACTGTCTCTTGGTTTCGAAATCACCTATCTTTAATATCCGATCTCCGCCTATTATATTCTCTTGGAAATTAGCCACATAAACAGATTGGTTTTTACGCACTGTAACAAACTGATCCCCCACTACCATTAATTGGTCGTTATTGGTTGCCAATCGTGTAGTGGTATTGTTGTTGAACTCTAAAAAGGATCCTGAATAATGTGTAAGTTTAAGCACCTCCAACAAATCGGTGTCTATCATTTCGAATACATGTTTATTGGAATTGATGACATGCTTCGACCTGAATGTCTTCATGTTATGGTCTATGTCAGCCTTCTCGGTCGAAGACAAGTTCTCATATGAATCAGGATAATCAGGAGTGACACTGTTTACTTTGTCCTTGGTGTCATCGGAGGATTTTAATTGTGTGTAAATACGCAACCAATCATCTTCACCAAACGAGCTGGCAAATACGACAGGATAATTGACATCACCACCTGCAAAGAATACCCACACATGAGCACCTACATTGGGTATGGTGAAAGTACCTCTTGCCAGGTTAGAATAATCCGCAGGAGCATACTGATTGGCGTTTGGGTTTACTAATCTATTGCCTGATGCGTTTGTTTCTGAAAACGCATCTGATATTCTGTTGTCCCTGATATAGTTCTGAGATGGTCTATTACCTTCTATCATCTCATCACCTTCCCAGTAATTGGAATCGGATGTGGTGCCCTTGCCTTCGAATGCGTTGTATCTGCCCGATGCACCACCACCGAAAGTGGGCATTGCAATTTCAGCCCAAGGTAGTGTTTCTTTCAAATAAGGCATTACCTTATCGAGGTCTATGTTTGATGCTTTGTCGGGGAACCTGAAATGCTTGTCCTCACCATCTTTAAAAGTCTCGTTCCAGTCCTTATACAGAGTGGCTGCCAGATGAGGCACAAATACCTTTACTCTTCCTCGTTTTTCTGGGTCGTTGTTTTGAACAACCATCCCCAAACACATTCCGTCATATCTACCTTCATTCACCTTGTATTACCTCCGGCTTTAATATGTCATTATTTACCACGTTAGAGTCACCCCACACCTGTTGTCCTGAATGATCAATATATGTGCGGATCTTATCTACTCTACCCGGGAAGGTGTCCTCCACATCAAGACCTTCCAAATCAGTAGCTTCTGATTGGGCAACGGACGCATTACTCAGTGGTGAAATATGATTGATTAGCAGATGGACAAAATACCCGCCTTGCGCGTAATGACATACGGCATCGTGCCATGCTATACTCTTGTTGCCATCTGCACCATCCATGACTCTAAAATTATTGTGATACCAATCATTGTTCAAACTAGCGCCGTGATTGATGTCAGGTACCACGGGCTCAATGGGTCTCTTCTGTCTTATCTCCCCACCAGTCAACTTCTCCGTTGTCAGTAGTGCCTCCCATATAAGATTTCGTCTCAAATATTTGGTCGTCTCGTGGTTTGCATTTTGCATGTGGGCCACAATATCACTATCCAATTTATGGCGTGTGCTTTCACGGATGTAGTGGGGGGCTTCCCACGGGCCTTGTGTCCATGTTATCTGATTATCCGTAAACATAGGCTTCTTCGCCCAGAACGTAATATCTATGGAATTGGTATCTGCGTAATATAAAATGGTGTTAGTTCCCACTATCTCAGAATAAGGAGTAGACCAGTAACCATATTGTTTGAGTTGTTTGTCAATGGCAGGATGCATACCCGTCAATAATTTCACCCAATTCTTTATCTCTGGGGTGTCCTTGTCGTTAAATGTTTCGTGTATTTCCTTTACCACTTTCGCAATCTCATCTATAGAGTTAGATTTGCAATGGCTACCCAATAGCTTGACCATCTGCTGTATGTCTTCTGCGTAGTATGACTCTGTCTTCTCGTCTATCTCGTTGGGTTTGGGTTGGCTGCGAATCTTATCCACTACACCCGCATCAGATGATTTGTATGTGTCCAGTCGACTACCGGCAGACGCTGAAGTGTCCTTCACCTCAAGAGGGATTTCTTTGACATTCAAAGCCCCTCCGCTTTTAAGCCCCGTGGCACGCTGTTGGTAAATTACTACATTGGGATGAATCATGCTAATGCCCCTGTCGGCTCTCTAAGGTCAGCCGGTAACAGTGCCCCTTCCGTGTCCACTACTTGCTTAGATACGGAAACCATGGCCTTATCTGTTGCCTGTACTGGATCAGTGCCCTCTTCTACTAAATCATTGAAACCGTCGCTCGCCGCGACCTCATCGAGTTTGTTAGTTGCCTGTTCGGTGTATTTGGCTATGAGTCCTTCTCTGGTAGTGGCTGAAGCTGCAAGGGATTCATCTATACGCTCAAATGTGTGATCAATGAGTGAAACGAATTCGTTGATTTGTGCAGCTAACGCAGCAAACCCAAATGCTATCTCTTTCAAATCCCATAGGATGTCTGCAGCGTCATTCAAAAACTCACCAACCTGCTCTATGTATTTGCCGATATTATCAATGTCGTCAGTAAAGAACCCTTGAATTTTCGTCAGTGCTCCCTGAACAGCTTTTGCCATGTGATTGTATGTGGTATGAAGTATGTGGGGTGGCGTGGACTTATCGGGCAATTCAGTGATGGATTCTAATACGGTCATCGTCTTATCCACAAACGCCATTGCAGCGTCCACTACTACCTTTATTATTCTGGAGATTGCCTTTATGCTCTCACCTATCTTTTTGGTTATATCTGCGAAAGTAATTTCGACCATATGCTCTGCCAGCATAGCAATCCACATAGCATACGATGCAACCGAAATACCCAATGCTATAAATGCCCTGTCTAGTATATCTTCCAACCACTCTACTGCTTTAAGTTCCTGCGCTGCTAAATTTTCTGTCTGTGTAGCTTCCCATGCTTCTATATTTTCAGCTGCAGCCGGTGAAGGAGCGGCGGGACTACTTCCACCCGGAGACGCAGCCG